ACTTGCCGTCGGCAGTGACCTGCATCTTCACCGACCACATCACGTTGAGCTTTCCGGCGGTGTCGGCATAGGCCGTTGACGTCTGCTGGATGGCAGCCGTGTTTTGCCCTGCCGTTACAGACAGCTGGTCAATCTTCGTCGCCGTCGCAGACTGATTGGTCGCAACCACCTGTTCCAGCTCGGTGATATTGGCCGCGTTCGCTCCTATTTGGGCATCAAAACCGGTGAGCCGCTGCGCAAAGGCTTCAGTTTCAGAGGTGCGAACCTTGGATTCCGAAGCGATTGCGGCGGTACTCGTCCAGCCTTTCAGCGCATCCGCCAGATCGCCTTCCCCGTTGTCGTCTCGCGACGATGCCTGAAGCGCCTGAAACGCTGTCGCCTGGGCGGTGACCTTCCCTTCCGTGGAAGTGACCCGCGTATCCAGCGAATTGAGCGCCGTCGCCTGACCGCTGTTGACACCCTCGACATCGCCCACCCGGTTGGTCAGTTGCGTGAGGCTGTTGCCTTGGCTGGTGAGCGTGGTGCCTTGCTGCGATACGGTGGAGGACAGACCGGACAAGGCAGTAGACGTCGCATCGATCTGCACTTGCTCGGTCACGTCATCGATCCAGAAGTAATCCAGCGCCGCGACACCGCCTAGGTTGTTGTAGCCAAAGATCCCCATGGGAGAAATCCAGGCAATCCCGGTTTTCATCCGTTTCGGGTCAGCGAGCGTCCCCGCACCGGCCCCGCCACCCTCGGCGCCGATAGTGAATCCCTTCACGTAGGTGGAGAACTCGGTCCACACCCCGACCTCCAGGACTCTACCCCCTGCCAGCACGTAGTGGGCGCTGGAGGAGGTGTTGCCGCCAGTGGTACTGATGCGGGTTACGCCGTCTTCGGCGTAGCCATCCAGCCCCAGGTAAGTTTGGGTGTTGCCGGCCACTGTCGACACCTGTTGAACCCGTGCAGTCACCTTGTACAGGCGGGCAGGGTCGAACCTGATCAGCTTGTTGGTCGCCCCCCACCAGTGCTTGCCGGTCCCGCAGTCGAAGGTCAGGGTAGCGCCGCTGAGGTTGCCCGCCACGTTGCTGAACGCAATGGTCGCCAGACTGGCCGTGTTCAGGCGCCACTGATCCGTCGCCAGACCGGTGAACAGACTCTGGTAGACCTTGGTCGGCGAGTTCTGCCCGACGCGGCTGAGCGTGTTAGTCAGCGAGGTAAGCGAAGTGCCCTGGCTGCTGATCGTCCCTTCCGCCGCCGTCACCCGAGTGGTCAGGCTGTTGACCGCCGAGGCATCGGCCTTGGTGTTGGCCACCGACAAGGCATTGGCTGCCGCGGCCGCCGCATCGGTGGCCACCTTGTCCGTCACTGCTACCCACGCCGAGCCGTTCCAGCGCCTCGGCGTGTTCGCCCCACCGGTGATATCAATCCACAGGTTCTGCGCCAGCTGATCGGCCGCCGCCGGTGCGGCGGTTTGCACGATTACCTTGCCCTTACCGCCGGCCAAAGTGTTCGCCGCGTTCGCTGCCGTCTGCGCGGCAGTCACGTTGGTGTTGGTGGTGGTCAGGCTGTTGTTCAGCGAGGTGAGCGAGGCGCCCTGACTGCTGATCGTCCCTTCCGCCGTCGTCACGCGAGTGGTCAGGCTGTTGACCGCCGAGGCATCGGCCTTGGTGCCAGCCAAGTCAGATGCCGCCTTGGCCTCGGTAACGTCTATAGCCACGATGTCGGTAAAGTAAATGATGTTGCCGACTGCCACGTCCGCGCGGGTGCTGTAGCGCATGCGCACTTCGACCGCGTCCGAGACCATCTGCACGGTACCCGAGAACTTGACCCAGTCCGGGCCGACGTCCACTGCCCTCTGCTGGAAGGTGGAGAAGGCGGCGGTGCCGTCACTTCTGATAACGGTGGCGTACAGCCCGTAGTTACCGGCGGTCCACAGCTCGGTTTTGACGTAGCACTCTGCGTAGATCCAACGCCCGCCGGAGATTTTGAACGGTTGGAACTGCAGATCAGCGATAGCCCCGTTTGCCACTGCCTTCGCGACCTTGTTGGAGCGCGAAGGGTTGCTCATGGTCACGACCGAGAACACCGCGCCGATGCCACTGTAGAACGGGACACCTTGAGCCAGGTTGCCGTCCATTATGAGGTTGGCCCCCTGCTGCGCCGCCGCTTTGGCATACGCATCGGTGATCGACAGGCTGTTGGTCAGCCCGGTGATCGAGCTGCCCTGGCTGCTGATCGTCCCTTCCGCTGCCGCCACGCGAGTGGTCAGGCTGTTGACCGCCGAGGCATCGGCCTTGGTGTTGGCCACCGACAAGGCATTGGCTGCCGCTGTCGCCGCATCGGTCGCCACCTTGTCCGTCACCGCCGCCCACGCCGAGCCGTTCCAGCGCTTCGGTGTGTTCGCCCCGCCGGTGATATCAATCCACAGGTTCTGCGCCAGTTGATCGGCTACCGCCGGCGCAGCGGTTTGCACAATCACCTTGCCCTTGCCGCCGGCCAAGGTATTGGCCGCGTTCGCCGCGTTTTGCGCAGCGGTCACGTTACCGTTGGTGGTGCTCAGGCTGTTGTTCAGCGAGGTGAGCGAGGCGCCCTGACTGGTCAGGGTTGTGCCCTGCTGAGTCACGGTGCTGGTCAAGGTGCTGAGTGCAGCGGACGTGGCGGCCTGCTCAGAGGCGAGCGTTAACGCGTTGTCCCTCCACCCCGACACTACCGCCCCGGTTTCAATCTGAGCGCGGGTGAACTCTACAAAACCTGCTGTAACGCCGCTGCTGCCGAACACGCGCAGGAAAGGCAAAACCTTCACTGTACCTGCAGGCAGATTGGCAAAAAGCAGCGAGGCTCGTTGCGTCCCGCCAGTCGCCACGAAAAATCCCGTGGCAGGGCCAGCGAGTACCGCGCCGACGGAGTCAACCGCCTGCAAGTACAGCCGGGCCTGCAACCCCGCTGTCGCTCGGAAGTACACGGACAAAGCAACCGATGTACCCGCCTGTGCAGCTGGCCGCACCGCCATGGACGGGACGATTGAGCGGTACAGGTTGGATTCATTAATCCCTGTCACGTCAATTCGTTGGGCGTTCTCGGCGGCGTTGATCCACGACGGCACCAGGGAGTAAACGCCCGTGGAAGCTCCGACTGTTCCAGGTTCGTTTTTCTCCCAGCCATCGGCCAATCCGGCAACACTGCCCGCCTCGGTAAACGCAGGGTTGTACAGCAGGTTTTGACTGCCGATATCGCCAAGGCTGTTATTCAACGACGTGATCGAGTTGCCCTGGGAAGTGATAGACCCCTCCGCCGCCGCCACGCGAGTGGTAAGGCTGTTGACCGCCGAGGCATCGGCCTTGGTGTTGGCCACCGACAAGGCATTGGCTGCCGCTGTCGCCGCATCGGTCGCCACCTTGTCCGTCACCGCCGCCCACGCCGAGCCGTTCCAGCGCTTCGGTGTGTTCGCCCCGCCGGTGATATCAATCCACAGGTTCTGCGCCAGTTGATCGGCTACCGCCGGTGCGGCGGTTTGCACAATCACCTTGCCCTTGCCGCCGGCCAAGGTATTGGCCGCGTTCGCCGCGTTTTGCGCAGCGGTCACGTTGCCGTTGGTGGTGCTCAGGCTGTTGTTCAGCCCGGTGATCGAGCTGCCCTGGCTGCTGATTGTCCCTTCCGCCGAGGTCACGCGGCTGTCCAGGCTGTTGACTGCCGAGGCATCGGCCTTGGTGTTGGCCACCGACAAGGCGTTGGCGGCTGCCGTTGCCGCATCGGTCGCCACCTTGTCCGTCACTGCTACCCACGCCGAGCCGTTCCAGCGCTTCGGTGTGTTCGCCCCGCCGGTGATATCAATCCACAGGTTTTGCGCCAGTTGATCGGCTACCGCCGGCGCAGCGGTTTGCACGATCACCTTGCCCTTGCCGCCGGCCAAGGTATTGGCCGCGTTCGCCGCGTTTTGCGCAGCGGTCACGTTGCCGTTGGTGGTGCTCAGGCTGTTGGTCAGCCCGGTGATCGAGCTGCCCTGGCTGCTAATCGTTCCTTCGGCCGAGGTCACGCGGGTAGTCAAGCTGGTCAGCGCTGCCGCGTCGGCCTTGGTGTTGGCCACTGACAAGGCGTTGGCGGCTGCCGTTGCCGCATCGGTGGCCACCTTGTCGGTCACCGCCGCCCAAGCCGAACCCGTCCAGCGCTTCGGCGTGTTCGCCCCGCCGGTGATATCAATCCACAGGTTCTGCGCCAACTGATCGGCCGCCGCCGGCGCAGCGGATTGCACGATCACCTTGCCCTTGCCGCCGGCCAAGACATTGGCCGCGTTCGCCGCGTTTTGCGCAGCGGTCACGTTGGTGTTGGTGGTGGTCAGGCTGTTGGTCAGCCCGGTGATCGAGCTGCCCTGGCTGCTGATCGTGCCTTCGGCCGCTTCCACGCGAGTGGTCAGGCTGTTGACTGCCGAGGCATCGGCCTTGGTGTTGGCCACCGACAACGCATTGGCTGCCGCTGCCGCCGCATCGGTGGCTACCTTGTCCGTCACTGCCACCCAGGCCGAGCCGGTCCAGCGCTTCGGCGTGTTCGCCCCGCCGGTGATATCAATCCACAGGTTCTGCGCCAGTTGATCGGCTACCGCCGGAGCAGCGGTTTGCACGATCACCTTGCCCTTGCCGCCGGCCAAGGTATTGGCCGCGTTCGCCGCGTTTTGCGCGGCGGTCACGTTACCGTTGGTGGTGGTCAGGCTGTTGGTCAGCCCGGTGATGGCCGTGCCTTGGCTGGTATTAACCCCCTCGATGCTGGTGATTTTGGTTTCAGTGATATTGACCCGTGCGGCCAAACCGTTCGAATCGGACACCACTTGGCCAACGTCTACCCAATAGGTCGCATTCGGCGGCGACTTCGCGCCGCTGGCATCCGCCGGCACCGCGATTTTGGCTTGGTACAGACGATCATTCAGGCGGGTCGAGGCGCCGACGGCGTAGGCTTTGTCCTTCTGGTATTCGCCCGATTTGGCGAGGGTGCTGACCTGATCAATTTGCTGTTGCAGCTCGGCTTGAGCTTCGCTGAACGCTTGCTGAGCTTCGCTGAACGCCTGCTGCGTCTCGGCCAGCGCGGTTTGCCCTTCGTTCACCAGCTCCTGCAGGTGATCCGTGACTTCGCCGATTTGCTCGCCCAGCTCATTCACTCGATTGTTGACTGATCCCGGCAGAGTTGACGGGCCGTCAATCAGCTCAATCCGCCCTAGCAGATGCTGGCCGAGGTGAGAATCCGTTATTTCCCCCTCCAGCGCGTCGAGGTAAGCGCCGACATCATTCGAAGTTGATGCGGGTACGTACAGAAATGCGCTTTTGCCATAAGCATTTGACGACCGAACGAAGTAGTAATAGTTGGTGTAGAAGCCGAGTCCGGTATGAGTAAAGGAAAGACCCTGCCCCAAATAAACCGCATCATCCGGGTCAGATGCTGGAACCGTGCTGAAGAAGTACTCATAAGTCCCGCCATTCAACCCGCGCAAGGTGTTGGACGGAATCAGGGTGATCGAATCAATCGACGACTGAACCACACAGGCTTCAGGAATGGGCGGACCATTCACGCTAACGGAAATAGTCGCCTCGCCCGACCGAGCCATCGGCCCCACTGCCGCCACACTCATCGTGTAGCTACCCGAAGGCAAGCCATTGATAGCCCGCTCGGTGGACGTCGCTGGAACATTGTGCGATTGGATCGCAGTCGCACCCTGGCGAACGATGACGATGTATTCCTTCACAATGCCGGACGGTGGCACCCAGGAGAGGATGCCCTGTGTCACCTCGGCCGATGCATCCTGCGTCCACTTGAGGTTTGTCGGTGACCCTAGGCCACCGGTCGGCAGGTTGATAAAGCCGATTGGGTTGTACGGCTGACCCACCGCATCATCGAATATCGGCGCCTCGTATTGCTTCACCTGAACGGTGCAGCCTTCGCTGTCACCCATCGACCAGTCAGAAACAATGAATTCCCCGAGGATATTCAGAGACGGCAGGTTCACCCGTACCACGCGGCCCGGCCGACAGTTGTAGCCGGCGAAGTTCATTGGGATGCTGATTGCACCACCGGCGCGACGACGGCGCAGCTCTATATTTGCCAGGCGCTGGGCCTGGTACGGATCCGTGACGTAGGAATAGGTGAGCGTTTCCGCCGCCTCCCCACCGTCTTCTACAACCCACTGATCCACTTGCACTTCGGGATAGTCGGTTTCGGTCCAGGACTGCGAAGGGTCAATGAAGGTGCCGCGCACGGTGTTGATTGCAGAATCGTTGCTTGGCTCGGTGCTGCCAGTGATGGTGCCCACCACCATGTCTTCAGTGATCTCGAAATCATACGGCCCGTAATACGCGCCCGCCTGGAGCATCCAGCGGCCACCCACACGGATCAGCTTGCCTGCACACGCCGCCTCAAGCTTTTGCAGCACACCTGTGCGCTGTTCGTCGGCACCGATCACGCAGGCAGTTCGATAACGCTGACTGGTCGATCCGTCGGCATTGGTCAGGGCTTCGTCGCAGACGTTGGCTGCACTGGCAAAGGTTTCGAAAACAATCTCATCGTCCGGCACGCCGCAGCGGGCACGCAGAAACCAGAGCAGATGCAGCGCAGTGTTTGCGCTGTAAACGGCGGTGCCGGTGCGAGGGTCGTAGAGGTCATTTCGACCGCGAACGACAAACCGCGTGTCCGGAATACCCGAGGGGAATTTCTCGGCGCTGTACTGCAGCGACACGCGAACAAAGGAAAGTCCCCGTCCGATCTGACTGTCCTTCCAATCCGGGCAGTTGGCCTTCAGGAAGGCGTTGACCTGGGTCGGGTTGACGATCAGCTCGTAGCTCGCCAGCGGTCCAAACGAACCGATTTCCTCTTCGCCCAGGTAGATGTTTTCCAGCGCATCAATGGCACCTTCACACAGAACGTAGACTAGGTGCAGCCATTCGCCCTCGCCCTGCGCACCCGCCTGCTCCTGCGCCCAGACCAGCACGCCGCCGGTGGAAACCCGGCCAAGGATGAACCGCACCGGCGCCTTGGAGGACCGTACGGTCTGTGCTGACGGCTCGTTGTCGCGCAAAGGCGACTTGGTGTTGAGCTTTTCCTGCTGTTCGGCTGCGTAGAAGGCCAGCGCCGCACCAGCGACCGCGCCCCACGGGCCGCCCTGGGCAAAACCAACGATAGCGCCGACCGCGACTTGAGCAAGTTTCTTTACGCCGCCACTCATTCAACCCTCCACGCGGCCAGTGGCTCGCATTCGACTCGGGCTGCGCCGTCGTCAGTTGTTGCCCAGAAATCACCTGCCCAGAACACGGCCATGCTTCGGCCGCCAGGCGCGTCGTACAGCACTACGTCTCCGCGCTGAATGAAGGTCAGCGGCACTCTTGCGAAACGGGCATCCCATGCCGCTTCGAGGCTGCCGTGCTGCTTCTTCAGTTGCCGCTTGGCACCGGTCTCGGTCGTGTACTTGCCGCGGTAGTTTTCGGCCGGGTCCACGCCACAAATGGCCAAAGTGCAGTCAGCCGCGAACAGGCAGCAGTCAAATTCACCCCATGAAAAAGGCCGCTCTTGGGCGGCCTTGATTACGTCGTTCAGACGGGTTGTCCAGTCTCGGTAGCGCATGGCTAACTTCCATAAGTGAATGTCGGGGCGTCCTTCTTCGAGCCCCAGTAAATGGGCCACTCGGACATCTGGGCGATGGCGTAAAAGAAGCGGTCGCCGTCATGACGCGCACGGTGGTTTTCGTCGGTGAACCGCTCGGTACCGGTACGGCTCCACTCGGCCATACGGTCGATCACCGGAACGGCGATGCTGTTGCCTTCCGGACCATTACCAGCAAAGGAAAACTTGGCGGCATCCATGCGCCCCGAGAAAAGGATGTCAGCGGCATAGGTGCCGTTCTCGTCGAACACCACGAACATCACCTTGGCCAACCGCCCGCGACAACCGCGCACATTGGTTTCGGACAGGATGTAGGCATCGAGGCCGCTCAACGTCAGCTCAACCGACATCGGCGAGCTCGAGTTGTCGCTTTCCTGGGACTGACTCACCTCGCCGAAATTGCCGACTCCCAGATAGGTAATGCCACCGATGACGAGATCGCCGGTGCCGGTGTGCGCGAAGACCATACCGTCGACAAAATCCAACTGCACGGCATAGACGGGCATGAACTTGCCGGTGGCGATGATGTTCACCACGCTCTGGCTGAATGGGAATGCTGACGGCATCAGAAAGCCTCTCGAAACTGAAAGCTGCCGTTGGCCACGACGGGCTGAACAGTCAGCTGATTGGTGTCATCCACTCGGCGCATCTCGGAATAGGGGTTGCGATACTCAATGGCAGCTCCGGGCGTGATCGCCCGGCGAATCCGTTTGTTGAGAAACACCTGAACCCGTCCCTGAACGTTCGATGCGGCGTCGTCCACCACTTCAAACATCTCACCGGCGATGGAGATGTAGTCGCCAAAAGAAAAGACCTTCTGGTTCGGCGTCACCCCGCCCAAGATCATGTTGGTGGCCTGGGCATTGGCTGTGACGACCACCGGTGTGCCAATGTTGTCGGACCTGGTGCGCGTGAAGGCAGGAATATTCACCGTCCCAAACATTCCCTGAAGGCGGCCAAGCAGCGCAGTTACTTCGCGCTCGTCCTCATCAAACAGGCCATCAAAGCTGAGCGTGCACAACCAGTGGGCCCCCGGATAGCCCATGATCTGCTGGGCATTGGACAGCGTCGACGTGAAGGCCCGGTTGTTGTAGACCATGCCCCAGGTCATTTGCGACGGCCACAACGCAGCCGGCCAAGCGATAGCCATGAAGTACTCCTACAGCCGTTTACCGGCGATTGATTAGCTGACGGGCGGGGCCGTTTTGTTTGAGGTCCTTGAGCATCATCTGGTAGCCGCCTTCGGCACCACGTCGCGCCGCCTCCTGGATGCGGGCGAGCGTGGCTTCGTCAGCATTGCCCTGTACGGTGATGTGCTGCGTGATACCGCCAACCGACACCGTTGCAGCGGACTCAGCGGCTGACGCCCCTGATCCGCCAATGGCCCGAACGCCGAGCGACCCATCAGCCGCCCGAGTGAGCGGCATGATTGCCTCGGGGCCGGCTTCCGCGAAGATGCCGGCGCCCTTGGCGAAGGCGAAGGTCTGCGGCGTGTCGTAGACCCCGCCAGAATACGATGACAGGCTGGCAGAACTGTAGACACCACCTTTGGCGTTGGCCACCATCGCGCCTTCGCTGAAGCCGGTCATGGTTCCGCTGCCAGCCCCCCAACCCGTGAATGCGCTGAATGCACTGCTGAGGAAGCCCGCAGCGGCTTGCCTGACCTGAATGCGGATCAAGTCCTCGATAATCGAGTCAGCCATATCCTTGAAGGACAGCTTCCCCGTTTTAACGAAGTCGACGATGCCATCCTCCAGCCCACTAAAGGCACTGGTGAAAAGTTGCTTGGTTTGGCCGGCAACATCGGCAGCCTGGTCAACGTAGTCCTGCAGTGCATCCGCCGCACCGTTTGACCAGTTGGACTGGGCGGCATCCACCTGGCTGAAGTAGGTCTGTTGGGCAACCAGCCGCTTGCCGAGCTCATCCTGCAGAACTTTCGTCTCGCTGGCATAGAGCTCTGGCGAGATCTGTCCGGTGTTGCGCTGTTCGTTCAAGCTGGCCAAGTCAGCCGCGTACTTTTGCCGAAGCGCCAGATCCGCACGCATCCGGTCGCGGGCCTTGTCGCCCATGCCGATGCCGGCCAATTCCTGATCGAAACCGTCCTGTGTGGTCTGCGTACCAGTGGCCTGCGCCGCCTTGAAGGCCGTCAGCTTCAGGTCGTCTTCATTGGCCTTCTTGATCTTATTCAGCGCGTCGAGCTCGGCGGCCATGCCCAGAAGGCGTTTTTTCTGCGCCTCGGTCAGCTTGCCGAGTTTGCCTTCCTGCAGCTCGTAGGAGAGCTTCGCCACCTCGGTAGCATCCTTCTGCTTTTCGCCAGTGGTGTTGATCAGCTCGATCTGACGTTTGTAGCTTTCCTCAGTCGACTCAAACGACTTGAGTTGCTGCTTGGCGGCTGACTCGCCTTCGCTGGCGTTCTTCTTTGAGGCCTTGGTTGCGGCATCATCCGCCGCTTTCTGGGCGTCTTTGGCAGCAGCAGCCGAACGGATGGCGACGATCATGCCTTCCGTGAGGTCAGTGTTTTCCTCAATGAATCGGTTTGCGGCATCCAGGCTGGTTTTGTCCTGAGCGGCGCCGAGTTGCTTCTGCAGTTGATCGAGGTATGCCTGGCCGACACCCGCCGCTTTCGCTTTGGCGGCTGCGTTTCCGCGCTCTGCACGCGTATTTTCGTCAGTCTCGCCGGTCAGGGCCGCAAAGGTCGCTCGTTGTTTATCAAGCTCCGCAGATAGCTCGGTGACGGGGCGTTGGCTTTCCTCAATGGCCTGCGCCATCGACTCAGTGACACCAGGCATAACACGGAGCTGGTCAGCGACGGCCTTCCAGTCGACAGTCATACCGGCCGCCTGATCTTTGGAAGCTTTGCGCACCAGTTCCAGTGCGCTCTGCGCCTCCGCCGGCAGCGGTGCCAGCCCTGTCATTAGACCATCGGCACCGGCAGCACCGATGTTCCGGAGATCATTCTCGAACTGGTCAGCGATAGCCCCGGCTTTCTGCCCGAGGCGAGATTGCATGTCGTCGATTTCCGACTTCAACTGGCGAAGCGTGACCGATTGAGTGGCCCGATTCAGCGCACCGAAGCGCTCGATCAGCTTATCGATAGGGTCGGCGAGATCACCGAGCTTATCCTTCAGCACGCTGGTGTTATCCCGCAACGTCAGAAATGCCGTGGCCGCACCAATCGCGAGCGCCGCAATTCCAAGCGGCCCACCAAGGACGCCCATAATCACGCCGCTGGTACGACTCAACCCGGCCTGAGCGACAGCCACAGCGCTCGTTGCACGCGCCTCCACCATCCTGGCCTCGGCCAACTGGATCGACATTTGAGTCTGTACCGCAGTGCCGCGCGCCGCGATGGCCTCTCTTTCGGCCAGAACCACTGAGGTCCGGGCCTTCTGCTGCTCGGCCTCAGCGGCGAGCAGAACAGCCGCGGCTTGCGCCTTTCTTGCGGCGGCATCTTTAAATGCGGCATATGTCGCCACGGCAGCGGAATTCGCGGAGCTCACCCCGTACCGGGTCAAGGCAGCGATAGCCGAAACAATGGCAATATCCGCCAAGGTTTCGAAGTTGTTGCCTAGGGCACTAATCCCCCTACCCAACACGCCGGTGAAATCAGCTGTCTCGTTCAGCCTGCCCATGTAGACGGTGAATGCGTTCGAGAGGTTTTGCACCGCATCGCGAACTGCGATGCTCATGCTGTCCGCCAATATTCCGTTTGCCTCTGCGGACTTCTGCAGACCTTCGGTCAGAACATCGAGACTGAGCTTACCTTGCGCCCCAAGGCTGCGGATCTCTTCGGCGGTTTTCCCTGTGGACTTTGCGATCGTGTCGACCACTGTCGGCATGGCCGCGAGGATCGACTGCCATCCATCAGCTTCAACCTTGCCGGTTTGCAGCGCTTTCGAATAGGCGTCGATGGCTGCACTGGCTTTGTCTGCCGACGCCGAGTTGGTCACCAGCAGGAAGCTGAAGCTGTCCATCACATCCAGCGCCTGGCCGGTGTTGTAGCCCATCGACTTCAAGCTGTCAGCGGTCCGGATGTATAGCTCTTGCGCTTCGCTCAGCGGGCGATAGGTGCGTTTCGCGGTCTCCAGCAAACGCTGCTGCACCAGGTCGTATTCGCCGACACTGCTGGTAGCCATGCCGATGCGGTCGGACATCTGTCCGTAAGAGTCTGCCGCTTCTACAATCTTGCCGATGGACGCAACGCCAATTGCCGCGCCAAGGGCGTTCTTGATCAATCCAGCGGCGCTTTCGGCGCTTTCACCCGCACGATCAAAGGCTTCGTCTACTTGCCCCAGGCTCTTATCGATTTTGCCGGACGCCTGGGCCACGCTGGAGTCCGCACGGGCCATTTCCTGACGGAGTTGCGCGGTGGTCGCCTCAATGCGAACCAGCATCCCCTGAACGTCGGTATCTGCCATAGTTTTCTCCGGGCATAAAAAAGCCCGCCGGAGCGGGTTACTTGTTCGCGCTGAATTTAGCGCGGCGATGGACGCCAGCGGCAATAATTCGGTTTCACTTCTTGGAGTATTTGAATGGCGCTGGAGTACTCAGCAGGGGCTCTGGTTTATCCCAAGTCCCTCGATAGCCTCGTACCTGATAGGAGTATCCGGGCTTGAGTTCAAGTAGCAGGCCACTCAAGTCGCCACCCGCACACATTGCATTGTTTTTGATACTGAGCTGAGCCGGTCCCGGTGCATGATAGAGCTTCACGCTTTCCCCGTGGCTGGTCTTCGCCGCGAGCTGACCGTCAAGGTAAACAGACATTCCAGCGCCCAAACAACTCATCGCACCCGCATCCTGTGTGAATACGATTCTCGCGTCATCTGGATTCTTCTGACGGCCAAACGCATAAATATCCGATTGGGATACTTGCGTTGCCCGGTCCGGGGAAACTTGAGTGGTTTCACAGCCTGTCATCAGGAACGCCAGAACGGACACGCATATCATTTTTTGCACATTTAACCCTCCTAGTGGAAGGGGGCAATCTATCACCACATTGGGAAGTACAAAAAGCCTATCGCATATTGTCAGTGGATCATCGCTGCCGCCCCGTCAGTGCCTGTCGTAGCTTGGCGGCGACAGTGGATGGCTTTGGCTTTTCCTTCGGCCCGGACGGCTTGCCGCCAAAGGGGTTTGTCATCTGCGCCCACTCGATCCGCGCGTCCATCGCCAGGAACAACTCGGGGAGAGGCGTGTGCCAAGCCGTATCTGGTGACCATCCAAGCCAGCCCGTGGCCACCGCATACATCCGGTCAACATAGCTGCCGCCCTCGACAGCGCTTACTCCTTCGCCGCCTTGCCCTTTCCCGGCGCTGTACCCCGTGGGTTGTACAGCGCCGCCAGGTAGCTGTTCAGTTGAACAGATACTTCAACCACACCCGCCTGCCACACTTGTTCCTCGACAGCCTCAGCGTGCTTTCCAGCAAGGTCAGCACCAGCAGCAATGATTGCAGCGCAACCCTCAACGCTAAGCGAGGTGATGGCCTGGGCTGCGCCCCGCAATCCGCCAAAGCGCGCTTCGATCGCGCGAACAGCGGCCAAGGTTGGCAGCAGTTCATAGCTCTCATCGCCCAGGGTGATGGTGGTCGTACCGTGCAGGGTTTTGCTCATGGATCAATTCCTTGGAAGGTTGGGGCCGGAGCCCCACCGGTCACGTCGGGAGGATTTCAAGGATGTCGGAGTTGAT